GGCTGCGGCATCTGCCGGGATCGGCACGAGCGATAGCTCGTACGGCTCCCAGTCGATCGCGCGCTCCACCGGCACCTGGCCGCTGTCGTCACGCTCCGTCTTGTGCTTCCGGTAGCCCACGCTGATGTTGCGCAGGATCCCATCGCGCACGTCCTGGAAGATCGGCTCCACCTCAGCGCGCTTGCTGAAGCGCACCGTTGCGCGGCCTTCATTGCCGCTCAGCCATGCGCGCTCAACAACACCCAGCACACTGCGCAGGCTGAAGTTCTCGTGTGAATCGAGCAGCGGCGCGCCCTTGTTCAGGCGATCCAGTCGCACTGCATCGGGCGACAAGCTCAGCTCTTCGATGTAGTCGCCGCGCGCCCAGTCGCTGCGCTTCACCTGCGAGCCGGTTGTCCACACCACATCGACGGTGCGCTCATCCACGTTCACCGTGTCGGGCGCGAACATCGCCCGCGTCTGCAGCAGATCAGTGCTCATCGTTCGTTCACGCATGGGGAAAGTCTATGGGGGAGGCCCTGCCGGGGCGGGTGCGGGCGGTGGCGTCGCATCAGCTGGCGGCTCACCAGTGGGTGGGAGCTCGGTGCCAACCGGTCGGCCTTGCGTCAGGCCTGCAGCGCTCACCTTCCTCGGGTCGGTGTCGAGAACCAGGCCGGCCTTGTCGACCGCAGCGTTCCACTCGCGGTACTGCTCGATCACGTCTTCGGGCTCGAGGCCCTCTTCGCGGATCGCTTCCTGCGGCGGCAGCAGGCCAGCACGCATCCTGCCGATCTTCGTCTTGCTGTCGGCGGCCGGGTCGTAGGCCTGCGGCGGCGGCGGCGTCCAGTCAGCCGTCAGGCCATCAGTCGAGACGCCTGCGATGCTTGCCTGTCGCGCCCACCACTCCCACACCCGGTTGAACACGGTCGGCGCCAGGAGCTGCCATTGATCGCGGACGGTCGCCTTGTTGAAGCTCTGCCAGCCCAGGCGGCCGGCTGAGAAGTTCGTGCCGGCGAAATCACCAGTCAGCAGTTCATACGGCACGTTGCAGCCGATGGCAATCCGCAGCAGGTAGATCCTCATGATCTGGTCGATCTCGCCCACGCTCGGCGGCGAGCTGAACCGCACGTCCTGGCCAGGGCCGAGACGCACCATCGCGCCGGGCTCCAGCCGATCGCTCACGTCCGACTTCTGATCACCCGCGCCATCCACGTCCACGATCACGCCGGTCATGCACGCGCTCACCTTCTGCTTCAGCAGCTGCGCGTCCATGTAGTCGTCCAGGTCGCGCAGCGTCATCACCACCGGCGCCAGGCTGGTGACGCCTCGGGTCTGTTGCGGACGGTCCGACCGGAACAGGTGGATGATCTCGTCGGCCGGCACACGGTTGCTTTCGGGCGTCACCACACGCACCTGGGCCTCGCCCGGGTGGTAGTTGTAGAGCCAGTAGTTGATGCGCTTGCCGTCGGCGTCGTATTCGATGCCGCGCGTGATCCAGCCTCCGTCAGGCGTGCCGGCCATGTGGATGCCGTCGTGATCCTCTGCGATCCAGTCCGGCTCCAGCACATGGAGCTGCAGCGGGATCCGCAGGCCCAGGCGTTGGATCGTCCGCGGCGATGGGATGCGGAAGCGGATCAGCACTTCGCCGCTCTCCTTCCAGCAGCGCACCGCCTTGGCCATCAGACCGTCGAAGCCCAGCAGGCCCTCGTAGTCGCACTGCCGTGGATCTGCCGCCCAGGCGCGGAACTCATCGGTGGCGCGCTGGCCACGGGCGCCGCCGTTGCGCCGGCCCGCCTTCGCCTTGAAGCTCCAGCCGTGGCCGATCAGCGCCGTCTCCCACAGCGACACAGCGCGCTGTGCATAGGGGTTGTTGCGCACCAGGTCGCGGGCGCGGTCGCGCATGTCCGCGAACCCAACCGCCGCTGCAGCATCTGCACTGCTGCGCCGCGTGGACCAGTTCTCAACACGCCGGCCACGAGCTGCGGCGTCGTACCGGCGCAGTTGATCCAGCTGCAGGCGCGCAGCCTGTCGCTTCACCGCAGCGCGCGGCGCGAAGACGGAGATCAGCTGATCGAAAGCGTTCATTCGTAGTCGCGCGCCGTGGTGATGTAGACCTTGCGCATCGGCGACGCGCTGGTGTTCAGCTTCGATGCAATCAGCGCACGGGCCTTCAGCAGATCACCCATGCTCTGGTAGGTGACCTCCTTGTCGTCGTACCTGACCTTCAAGTAGCCACCGGCGATCGCTTCCTCGATGGCGGTCAGATGCGCCTGCGTGAATGTGCTCATCCGGGCCACCTCCGTGGATTCATGCTACTCAGTCCCAAAAGCTGCTCCGCCTGGGCTGCGGTTGCTCGCGCGGGGTCTCATCATCGCGCTGCACCGGCGCAGCAGCTGGCGCTGGTGCGCTCGACACGCCGCCGCCTTCCGCCGCCCATCGCTCATCACTCCAGCGGTCTGCACCGACCAGCGCCGCCGCCGCCCTGGCGTAGACCCTGCAGTCCAGCGCCTCGTTCCTCGGCCGCGTCTTGACCCACTCGAACCGTGGGTAGCCGCGCCGGTCGATCGTGTTCTCCAGGCGCTCCGCCGTCAGCTGCTGGAAATACTCCTGGCCATACTGCGGGAAGTGCGCCCAGCCGTGCGGCAGGCCCTCGGCCGCATCCTCCGGCGGTCGCCGACGCAGCCAGCCGTAGAGCTCGCTCTTCGCCGTGCTCACGCCCACCGGCCAGATCTTCACGCCGCCGCGCAGCACCTTGCCGTTGCGCAGCACCTCCACCCTGGAGGGGGTGCCGATCACGCTCACCTGCGACTCCACACCCTTGACCGCGATCACCCGGTTGCCGGCCTGCCCGCGCACCCAGCGCTTCACCTCCTCGGTGCGGTAGCCGGTGTCGATCGCTGTCATCCGGATCGGCAGCCGCTGGCCATCGCCGCGGCCGAACTCGCTCCGCACAAACTTCGACAGCTCCTTCCACACCGCAGCGTCCGCTGTGTCGCCGGCCAGCACCTGGTAGTCCAGGCTCCAGCTCTCCAGCCCAGGGCCCCAGCCCACCACCTCCAGCTCGAGGCGGTCCTTCTGCACGTCCACGCCGCAGGTGATGAACACCACCCCGTCCGGCACCGTGCCGATCTCGTAGAGCTCCCGCCGGCTGTAGAGCGCTTCCCAGTCCGGCGCCTCGCCGTCGTCGTTGTAGGGCAGCGCCAGCACCGTGTTGGTGAAGGGCTGCATCAGCGCTGGGTTGTCCTCCGCCTTGGCAAAGGCCTTCACCGCATCGTCCCAGCTGTACCAGCCGAGCGGCGCATAGAGCGCTGAGCAGTGATACCCCTGGCAGCTGCGCTCCGGGAACGCCGCTTCCCACCAGTCGTCGTCGAACACATCCGGGTCGTACCACCAGGCCTTGGCGTCCTCGCTGATGCCCTCGCCGCAGCCCTCGCAGATCAGCACCGGCGGCTGCGTCAGCCGGTCCGGCAGGCCCGGATCCTTCGGGTCCCATCGCATCCGTTCCCACTCGATCGTCTGCCGGTGGCCGCAATGCGGACAGGGCAGCTTCAGATACTGCTGGTTGCTCAGCTCCCACTTCGCCCAGATCGCGCTGGTGCCCGCGCGCCCTGGCGTGCTGGTCCACGCCATCTTCTTGCGCGGGCCGAACGTCCTGGTGCGGGCCTCCACGATCGCCAGCGGGTTGCCTTCCTCGTCGACGTCGTGCGGCCACCGGTCGATCTCATCACCGCCGAGGTAGCGGATCGGCATCGATGCCAGGCCGCTCGCTGCATTGGCCCCGCCGAGGATCAGGAACCCGCCGCTGAACTCCTTCATCAGCTGCGTGTTGCCGCTGTCGCGCTCACGCGGCGCCTTCACCTTCTCCGTCAGGCTCGGCGTCGCCTCGATCATCGGCGCGATCCGCATCTTGCTGTAGCGCTTCGCCAGGTCAATCGTCGGCTGCACGAACAAGCTCGGCCCCGGCGCGATGTCCATCACGTAGCCGGTCCAGTTGTTCAGCGCTTCGCTGTTGTGGGTCGGGATCAGCTCGCGGCCGCAGAGGTAGGTGTGGCTTTCGGCAGCCACGCTGATGCAACGGACCGGCACACTGGCCACGGGTTCGACGTTCACGATCCGCCGCCGCCTGGTTTCAGTCGGCCGACCATCCACAGCGCTGCCCATGCGCTCTTTCTTCCGCTCGAGGCGGAACACCGGACAACTGCGATAGGCGGTGAACCGGATCGTGGTGTGCCCTGGGTGGCGCTTCTGAACCGGCTTCAGCCCCAGCGACAGCAGCAGATCGAATACGTCGCCAGCCAACTGCTCGGAGGCAAAGGTGACCTCATGCGCTCCCTTGGCGGTGCAGTGGCCGTCTGTGTCCATCAGGCCTCGCAGCAGCTCAAGGCGCTGCTTCACCGAGGCCCGCAAGTAGGCCTCTGGAATCCGCTTCCGATTTTTGCCCATCAAGCCCATGGTGCGGAGCTTCTCGCCCAACCGTTGGTGCATCACAGGATCAACCGGCTTGTCGTACTTCGAGGCCATGGCGAACTGGCGATGGCACTCGGCACAGACCCACGCACGGCGACCATTGGCATCGTTGAACCATTGCTTGCCAACCTGCTCGATGACGTGGCCACGGCGGCAGACGGATCGATCCGATGCAGAGTCGAGCAGCATGTTCACAGCCTTGCCCTTGATCCACTCGGGCCGCCTGATCTCCACACGCACGCCGCAGGCCTCCAGGTGCGGAGCAACCTCCTCAGCGTCTTGGGCTTCCATCGTCACTTGGTTGGAATGGCTATTGCCATCACCCAGCCAGACGCCCAGCACGTAGGGATGCACAGGCAGATCAGCGTGTGGCAGTCGCAGGGCACCGGCCACGGGGACCGCATAGCGGTTGCGGCCGCGCACGCGATAGCCAGCTGCGATCTCCCTAGTGGTCAGCACCAGTCGCTTCGACCGATCGGATCCGCGCAGGGCATCGTCAACCACCCAGCGGTGATCCATGTCGGCCACCACCTGGGTCCCGTCGCTGAAGGTGATCCGCGCACACTCTCGATCGTGCATCACCGGCCAGGCGTGCGTGACCAGCGTCGGCGCGCCGTGCATGTCGAACACCTCATCGCCCTCCCGCAGGTCACCCATCGTTTTCCAGCCGCTGGTGGTGAGAATCGGCGTGTCGATTGCCAGGGCTTTGCCCATCTGCGACCCGAACACCAGCACCACCTCCTGCACCTTGCTCGTCGCGCTCAGGTCGTCCATCGCCCGCCGCAGATACGGCGTCCGGCTGGTGCGCCATTGACCGTGCTCCGCCGACGCCTTCGGGCTCAGCACACGCCGCTGATCAGCCCACTGGCTCACCGTCAGCAGCGGGTCTGGCCGCAGGCCTTCCCAGAACGCTGCGATGCAGCTGTCAGCGGTCGCCAGCGCCATCCGCCAATCCCTCCAACGCCTTCACCTGGTAACGCTCGATCACCAGCAGCACCTCGGCGCGCTGCTCCGCCGACAGGCCGCCGGCGGCTTTCGCAATCTCACCGATCATCTGCGGGCCGATGCGCAGCACAGCATCGCGCACACGCCGCCCGGCCTCGAACTGCTGACGCCGCACCTCATCGGCTCGCACCAGTTGGCCGCTGCGCTCCTCGTACTCCAGCGCCAGCAGCTTCGCCTGGTAGCCGGCCTTGATCGTCTGCGCCTGGTTCATCGACGGGCCGCGATACC